GGATAGGTCTACCTTTGCATTTTTATATATATTAGCCACTTAAAAACCAAGAAAATCTTTCCTGCTCCTCTTTTATATTATTTAAATAAGTTGAGTTTAATTGTTCTATAATACCAGACAAAGATCTATTTATTTGTTTCTGTGTAGAAACATCATACTCGTCTTTTGGTTCTGGTATTCTTACTACTATTTTAGTCATTATCTTCTACCGTCTTGTTGTAAATCTAATTTTAATGTACCAAACCTCCAGGACTCACTGGCTGCATCGTTTTCTATTTTTATATTTAAAAATCTACCTCTTGCTCTTGTATCTTTTTTAAGAGTGCTCGATGTAACTGTAAAAGGACTCAACGCTGTTGTAACCTGTGAGTCTTGAGGATATCTTTTGACTCCAAGGCTTACCTTACAGTTACCCGCTAGTGTTTTAAAATCAGGCACAAATCTACGTAGTGCCAAGAAAAACTCACCAGCTATAGCTCCAGATGCTACACCACCCTGTGCTGTTCTTCTCATTCTAGACTCAAGGTCTATATCATATGACTGTATAAATGATGTAACAGTTGTTGTAGTTCCATTTGGATTAACCTGATCAGTTCCTACTTCATGTTCAAATAATGTTGTTTGTCCTAAACCATCTTGACCTACAATTACAGGAAACGTGCCGTCAGAAGTAGAATCATATTTAGTAGCAAAAGGTTTTGGATATATAGTTGCATCAACCCAACTTGTTCTAGCCTCTGTGCCTGTATACCAAACACCGCCAGGGACTTTTGTTAAAGTAGATTCACCATAATTATATATTACATATTTATCGTTATACTCAGAACCTGAAGATGGATAATACCAAACAACTTCTGTAAATAAATTATTTAATCCTGCACTTATCTGTTGTCCTTTTGTAGTGTCAATATTTTCAAACACATGATCTTCTACACTACATGGCAATGATTTAACTGTACCATCAAATGCAAAGAAACCTTTTGGTGACATCCAAAAAGCAACACCGTCAATTTCAATAGCTGCATTCTTACCGATCAATCCACAGTTTGTACCTACCTGTTCAAAACCAAATGTAAAAGGTGCACCAATAAATTTCATGGTGTACAATGCATTATCTGTCCATATCAAAATACTTTCTTTTGCTTTTAGAGCACCAATAATTTTAGTGCCATCTTGTAATCTTTGTGTACCTGCAGTGTTTACTGCTGATGGCGCATAAGTGTTTATTCCTTCTTGATCTGAAAATCTTATAAACATATCATCTTGTGTAGTAGTTGTTCCGATAGTTGTTTCAGTAGCTAAATGAATTAAGTGTCTTGTCGTAGGAGATATTAAAGTTAATCTAGTAGCTGTTGGATTATTATTTGTTTCAAATCCACTTGTAGTTGTTGAAGCTCTATTATCTAAAGCCGATGCAGCTCCACCATTCCATGTAAATGTTTTACCATTTGCAATTGTTGCAATTAAAACTTGTCCAAAATTATCTAACGACCACAAACCTGGTTCAAGTGAAACTTCAGATGCAGTTGCTGCTTCTCCCCAGTTACCATCACCCCATGATCCTATACCCCAACCATAACCATACGATTGAGCTCTTGGTCCTACAGGTTCGTAAGGTTTAATACTTAAACTACCACCTGTTGATACTGTGCCGCTAGCATTAGATGATTGTGTAATTGTGAATGTACTTGATGTAGGAACAGTAATTACTTGAAAGTTTTTGTCTTCAAAATCAGATGCACTAAATCCTGTACCTCCAGGAAGTGTTACACTATCCAACTGAATTATATCTCCTACTGCTAAACCATGAGTTGATTTAGTAATTGTGCAGGTAGGTGATCCACTAGTTGTTGCAATAGTTGCAGATGTTAAAGTAGTTTTCAAAGGTGTGATGTCATATAGTTGACCTTCAAAATATAATAATAAAAATTTATCTGTACCAATTGCTACATATCTATTACCTGCTAGATCTGTAAAAGCGTGCATAGCTCTTGCAACACCAACTATTGTGTCAGTTACAAGAGAAGACCAACCACCAACTTTTTCTGGTTGACCATATCTAAATCTTACATTGTCAGAATCTACCCAACGATTTTCTGCACCGGAGTCTGATGATTGTTTGTCGATTCCGGGAGCGAATCTATATTCTATTAGAGCCATGATCCCCGGTCCTATATTTTATCTTTATATGCCCAGCCTCTCGTTGCATTTACAAATACTAAAGTAAAAGCCGATGCATTTACTGATACTACTAAATTAGATGCTGCACCTAAAATATTAGAACCGTTTCTGGCTATTGTTAAATTGTTTGATGCAAAGTTGTTTCCACTATCTATGAAAGTTACTTCTGATCCAACACTAGGAGATGCTGGTAGCGTTATTGTTATAGCTGATCCGATACCAGATCCGGACGTATCAATTAATAATTGATCTCCCTCCACAGCGGTATATGCAGTTGTGGGTGTATAATATCCTTTTTGTCTAATACCTAAATTAACGTTTGTACCATCTGAATAAACTAAACATTTAGATCCAACCGGTAATGCGATACCAGTTCCAGATGCTGTTTTAATTGTTAGTGTATAATTACTTGTAGATCTAGTTGTAGCATCTTCTACAATAAAAACTCTTTCAGCACCGTCAGGCATAGTAACTGTTCTGTTTGCAGCTAAAGTTCCTGTAAATTTAAAATATAAATTTTTACCATTTGATACAGCATGGTTAGATAAAGCTAACGCTACATCGCTAGATGCAACATCAACAGATATATAACCACTAGCCGCTTGTTCTAATATTTGTAAATTTGTGTTTGTAATAGTACCCCAGGTACCTGATTTTTCACCTGTTGTTATTAGTTCTAGTTTTAAATCACTCGACGTACTTGATGCCATATTACTCCTATGGGTTTAATGGGTCAATCTCAACCCATGTTTGTGAAACCCCTGGGGGAATCGGGTTCCATGATATCACATCTACCGTGCTTGTTGCAAGGTTTATTCTGTTGCCTGTCACGGCCACTTGTTGGTCTACTCTAGTTGTAACATTACCAATTGTTGCGTTTATTCTGCTGCCTGAAACAACAACAAGAGCTTTACCAATTATAACTGGAGAACCTGAACTTAAATTTACTCTGCTACCAGTAACAGCAGCTCTAATACTAATACCTCCTGAACTTCCAAAAGGTGCTGCTGCAAATGACGATCCTCCAAAATACATTTATTCTCCTATGCTCTCTTTTCTGGAAAAGTTGCGCTATCCCAAGTCATTGAAACTCCTGGAACTATACCATCCCATTTTCTAATTAAAACATCTGAAGTAGATAAATTTGTTCTACTTCCTGTAGGTAACACAGTTGCATCTGCAGTTATCGTTACTGTTCCAGAAGATAAATTTGTTCTATTTCCTGTTACAGATACAGTTGCATTTGCAGCTACATCAGCATTACCGATTGTTAAATTTACTCTACTACCAGTTACAGAGAAATTTGCATCTGCTGATATTGTTACAGTTCCAGTATTTATGTTGGCTTGAGAACCAGTAGGTTCAATAGTTGCTTTTCCAACTATTGTTGGGCTGCCACTGTTTGCATTTATTCTACTTCCAGATACTGGATATTTAAAAGCAAAAGTTGGGGTCCCTGTATTTAAATTTACTCTGCTTCCTGTAAGTGCAAATACAGCTTCACCTACTACTGTTGGATCTCCAGTAGTAATATTTACTCTAGATCCATCAGGTGTAACTATAACACCCACACCCTCTATTACAGATGTATTACCTATAGAAAAGTTTAGTTGACTACCGGTTACTGTAAAATTAGCTTTACCTACTAATGATACTGTTCCAGTAGATTCGTTTATTCTAGAACCAGTAACATTAACAAAAGCGTTAGGGTTAAAACCGGGATCTCCAAAAGGAGACGCTGCAAAGGGTGTTCCTCCAAAATACATATAATATATCCTTAAAAGGAGACAGGGGGTATGTGGTGGTGCCCTGCCTCCATCTAAGAATTATATCATCGTTTAAACCAGGAAGGAAGACCTAAATGTGGACGCTTGTCGAACATGTTATCCTTCGATCCAGGTGTTTTACGATTGTTATAATGCAGAAAAACTTGTACGCATTCTTTGCCTTTGAATTTTTCTCTCCAATGTTCTAGCTCACAACCAGAATAAACCAGCATATCTCCTGGTTTTAAATCTACTCTCACACCTTTCTTACCTTCTTTTCCAGACGGTTCTAGATATATTGGCCAATCATCACCACCAAGATTCATAGTTGTAGATATCTCACAACTAAATCTATCTTTGTGTCTTTTTAAAATATCACCTTTTTTATATATTCTAGCATATGTATAAGCTGGATATAGTTTTAATCCTGTTGCCTTTTCCATTTCTGGTTGACACTTAAGTAGTAAAGTTTCCATAGCCATATTAGAGTATTGAGAATAAGTATTTGGAATCTGTCCATCAGTGGGTTCATATTCACCAATTATATTTTCAAATGGTGAAAAGTATCTAGCCTGTCTACAAGTATCATAAACTTGTTTCTGCATTCTAAAATAATTTGCAATAAATATCGCAAGATCTTTTGATATGGCTTTTCTAATCACTGTATACTTTTTCTTTTTAAACATCTTTAGCCATCTCTTTTGGCACTGCTTGTATATTCCAATGTATAAATCTAAATGGTTCTATACCAAAATCCACTGCATACTCGTGTTCTAAGTACCCTGGAAATATAATTAATGTTCCTGGTTTAGGCCTTACATGAAATATTTCGTGACCAGGCCATACACCTTTTAAGTCTGGTTTCATTTTTAATTTTGTACATCTTGCACCAGTCTTTGGTTCGTGAAATATAGGATAAGAAGTTTTATCACTACATTTTAAAAAATAAAATCCTGATACATGTTGATTCCAATGTATGTGTGCACTGTGATGTCCACCACCTTTTTTAGCAAATTCTTGTACCCATAGTTCACTAAACATAGTTGTGTATTGTGACATATCATAACCTTGATGATCTAAGTACTCCCAAGATTTTTGACCAATGTAATTTCTAAAATCTAAAAAATCATTGTCAGCTGTAAGTGGTGTTGAGTGATATGATCTTCCAAAGTCACCGTGTTTTTTTATAAATTCTTTTTCTCTTTTACGAGCATCAGAAATATATTTATTACTTGCTTTGTTTAAAGATTTAACAAACTCTGGTTTTTCTTCACTCCATATTACAGTTGGAAAATAACTATTTATAAACATTATCTAAAAGGCCTCCCTAAATGCCATACCACAA